TCGCCTTTTGGGAATCGCCGGCAGCGAACCGCCTGTTAGCATGGCCGCAGTTGCCCCAGCAGCCGTTGCCCCGGTTACGGTGGCAGTCCCAGCTGCACCACTTGATGCCCCTGCTGCACCTGTGCCCGCGCCCACCGCCCCCGGCGTCGCGGCAGTACCCGCAGTGCCCCAACAGCCGGCTGTTGTGACTTGTCTTACCGCGCACGGCGCTGTCGTGCCACCATTGGCAGCACCGCCGATTGAACCGCCAGCCTTACCCCCACCGGCCGCCTTGCAACCGTTGCCGCGCTTTTGCGTGAGTGCGCGGCCGGGCACCAAGATATTCAATCCTGCCTATTGGTTCAAGGCAGATGACACAGCCCACGGGCGAACGTATGCTGGCCCGTTCACCCCATCTCTTGCGCCGTACCTGTCCGCTGCGGGGGACCGGTACAGCGATCCGACGTTGACACGAGCTAAAGTGTACCGCGTCGTTGACTACCATGGGTTGTGGCCGCCTGAGGAATTCCTCGCCGACTGCCGCACTCGGATATTGTCCCGCATGATAACTCCCCCTACGATCCGTGGCTGGCACAGCATTGCACCTGGAGTTTATCAGACGTTCTTGCGAGACAACCCAGACGGCGCCGTGTTTTTCCGTGAATGGTTTGAGGAGGACAACGTCCACGTGTTAGTGGACAAGGTGATTGAGGAGAGCACACGACAGATGGCGTCAACTGTCGCCCTCAATGAGCATTTGCTTTCCGGAGCTGTCCCCGTATACCAACAACATGCAGCCGCTTTGAGTATGCAGGTGCCCGCCACCACCCACCTGGGTTTGTTGTGGCAGCGGCTACAAAGGCGCCCCTTCGTGCAACGTTGCCACACGATATACAGTGTGGGGTGCGAGCTCACTACCTACCTCGACACAGCGAACAAGCGATGGGTCGCTGCGCTTGCGCTCGTTGCGGCCGCCGTGCAGGGCAAGCGGCTCGTTTGCGCAGCCGCTGCCGGAATGTTTCGCTTGGTAGGTTCAATGGTGTGCGCGGCTGCT